GAAAGCACCATGTCAGATAGTTGAGCTATAGACTGGCTTCCTCTAAGACTACTAAGAGTTACTTGCTTACCATCTTCAAAACCTTTGTCACCTTCTGTTGACCTACGTAAGTGACTAACTAAAATTAATCCAATGCCTGTCTCTTCTACTAATGTTCTAAGTTTACTTACAAAATAATCTATAAGTTTTCTTTCATCATTAGTATGTTCATCACCCAATGCAGACAATGCCATGTGTAAATGGTCTAGTATTACCCAGTCTACATTACATGCCTTTGCTAAATATCTTATCTTGGATAGTAAGTTATCTGCGGCACTTGCTCCGAAGTGATTATATAAATAAAAATTGCCATTACCAATAGTAGAGGTAAAGGCGGTATGTAATTGTGTCTCATCAATTCCCTCTCTTGTTAAGTGTAAAGGTTTCTTTAGATGCACACCCATAATACCAAGTGCACTACGTTTAACACTTTCTTCTAGTGCTATGTAACCAACAGTATATTTTTGTTCTAATAAACTTAGAGCTACGTGTCTACAAAAGCTAGACTTACCAACTCCACTACCTGCTGTAACTGTAACAAGCTCACCTTTACGTAGTCCATGAGTCTTTGCGTTTAAACATTCAAATGGATATTGTGCTGTTACATAAGTATCTTCTTTTTGTATATCATTCCAAATATCTGCACCTAAAATAATACCATCAGGTCTGTATGCTTTACTTGACCATATACAATCTGTTAATTCTTTTACTTTGTTTGCAAGTATCATTTCGTTAGCATCTTTTAATGGTAACGTACATATCTTTGCTTTGTTAGGTGTAAGTAATTTTGCACATTCTATTGCACCCTTCTTACCTTGTTCATCTTGGTCAAAACAAAAATAAACAGAGTCAAAGCCTTCAATCCATTCAAGCTCTCTTTGTATATCTCTCTTAGCTCCTTGAGCTCCTGATTTAATACTGACAACAGGAAATTTATTCTGGTTAATAGCAGATATACTCATTGCATCTATCTCGCCTTCTGTAATAATCAACATCTTACCTTTGTCTCTCCACAAATGCTGACCAAACAAACCTGCTTCTCTTGCATCACCTAACCACTGAAAAGTTTTATCAGGGTATCTTAGTTTTTGTGCAACTAATTCTTTGTCTTTGTTATAGTAGTTTGCTATTTGACATGGTCTACCAAACCATGCACCAGATTGATAATTAAATTTTTGAACTGTGTTGTAATTAATTTTACGTTTACTTAACTCTGTAATACTACCTTCAATAAATTCTTTACTGGTTTCTGTTGCGATTGGATTATTCAAATCATTTCCTTTTGTTGTTGTGTTACATGAAAAACAATATGTATGTCCGTCAGAATAGACGGAGTTGGCATCACTAGAATTGCAGTTATCACATGATGTATGATATAAAAATTCACTTTCTGTTTTTTGCATAAAAATTTTTTGTTAGATTATTTAGAGGTGACAGTTTCCACTCTCGCTTCTCTGCCACCCCAACAAACTATCTCAACAACTCTGTTACATCAAAGTGTGGAGATACGGAGTCTGTCACATCTCTGTGACCTACTACATCAACCTCATTGTAATCCTGTTTCAACTTTTTAATAAGGGTTACCAAAGCGGTATACTGTTTGAACGTGAAGTTACAATCAGGCTGACCATCAATAGATTTTCCGCCAACAAGGCAGACACCTATAGAATTTTTATTAGACAACTTTAAAGAACCATCTGCAATATGAGCTCCTGCTATTTGTATATCTCTACCATCTTGTATAGTCCCATCTCTTTTTATTATTTTATGGAACGCACAAGAAAACAAACCATCTTTACGGTGTTGAGTATCAATATCTTTAACATCAAAATCTTCTTTAGGAGAAGACTCACTGCTATGAATAACTATATACTTTGTTTCTTTTCTTTTGTTGTTCATTGTTTCTAATTTATTAACTAGATTATGATATTCTTTTATATCTTTATCTTCCATCATAACCATTCAATAGGAATATGTTTGTCTGCATATTTAAAACCATATTTTTCACACCACATTCCATAAGTTGTTTTACTTTTTTTACTAATTCTTTGTCTGCTATTACTAAAGATAAATCTAATATCTAATTTAGGGTGTTGTTCTTTTATAAACCTCATCTTTTTTCTATCTGATGAAGTAAACAACCCTTTTGTTTCTATAAAGAAATTTTTATCTTTTAAATAAAAGTCAGGTGTATACGTGTGTACTTTTTCTGGTACGGTATACTTTAATTTTATTGATTCAAATTCATATTTAACTTTATTTAAGTCAAGCTCTTCTGATATTGCTATCTCCAAGCCTGACCTAAAACCATATTTAAGACCTACTTGATTAGAAGTCAGCGTTTTGCGATTGTGCCACTTCATTTTCAAATGTCTTATCTTCTGGTGCAACATAACCATCTTTAACTTCGTCAAAGCCGTAACCTTTTGAGTTACCTGCTCCACCCTCTACAAGTTTAGTTATCTGCACTGCTCTTAACCTTAGACTTACTCCTGCACCTGCCATAGCTGTAAAATAAGGTATCAATTCTGCTGATACTTTCATTTCACTACCTGACCAGACGTTAGCATCAACCATAGGTTTCCCAGAACTATCAAAGATAGCAACTTTATTTGGAATAACTTTACCATCTCTTGTTATGATTTTAGCTTTTGTCTTAAACTTGAAGATAAGATTTCCAGTAGGTTTACCTTCAATGATTTCTTCTTCAAACGGAAGATTAGCCATTTTAGGTTCTTTACCTTTAGTCTTCTCTTTAGCAAGAGTAATACTTTTCTTCATCTCATCATCAATCGCTTTGACAACTGACTGAGACTCTTTTGCACTCACAATAAGATTAGTCTTATAATGACCATCTGCATCAAATTGTGTATCAGGAGTTGTAAGCCATGCGTATTGTGAAATACCGATTGGCGTAACAATCCTTACATTGTTGTTTTTAGACATATTGTTAAGTCTCCTTTTTTATTGTCTACTATGGGTACTTTACTTTGCTTACGCAAAGAAGAACTCACTTTTCCGCAATTCATTAATATCTAAATCACCTTTTTGCGGAACATCAGGTAATTTAGGCTTATTGCCTTCAGCATCTTCAGGAAGTTGTCTTAATACATCATCTCTGAAATTCTCTAATATATCATTTTCAGTAAACATTGTAATAAAGGCTTCTCTTAGGCTTTTATTTAATACTTCTACGTCTGCCGCAGTAGTACCAAAGGAGTCATGCACATTACAAAAGTTAATTATACCATTATCTAATGCAACATTGACAGTTTCTATCATAGCCGCAGAGTCTACAGAGTGAACCAGATTAGGTGCAACTCCATTAGACATTCTGAGTCTATCAGTCTTATCATCTTCTACATTGATACGTGGTTTTATAACTTCACCCATTAACATAGCCTTAACTCTTTTAGACTTCATCTCAGGGTAAGATTGATACACTGGAAAACCAACTGGTGTAACCCAATGTATAGGCAACTGTAACTTAGATACAATACGTGCTATATCTTGTAAAAACTTCATACCAACTCTTGCTGATTTTAAATTATCACCAATACTATCCCAGATTATACTAGCTAAGTATGATGAAGGTTTAAACATATCATCAACAAAAGGGTGCATCTCTCCTTTGTCTTTACGTTTAGTTATATCTTCAACCACAAAGTCCGTACAAGAATATCTGGTACTTCCATAACAGATAGTCATAATACTTCTTTTAGTAGTTGAACGCTTAACTCCATAGTCAAGCCATTGTTGTGCATACGGTCTGCCTTCTGCCGCATGTTGTTTTAGTGTCTCAATAACTGAGTTTGCAACTAATTGATAAATGTCTCTTGGCTTATCACTTGGTAACAAGTTTACTAACTCACCTGCTTTTTTGTCTCTCAACATCAAAGAGTAAATTTGTAAACCATTACAAGAGCCATCAACATTAACTACAATGTTAGACACAAAGCCATAACCTTCAGCTTTAAATCTTTTCCACTCTTCAGCCCATGCTAAAAATTGAAAAGCATTACTTGCGTCTTCCCACTGTCTATTTGTAAATGGGTCATCAACACATTTTAATATCCAGTCTTCATTGTCTTCAACCCATTTGACTCTATCAGTTAATGATATTTTATCATTGCCATACATATTTGCACCATGCACAGCCAACCAAAAGTCACCTCTGTTTTCTTTTGTGATTGCTTTACCTGTAGCAAAAGACAATAAAGCCTTTGCACCATTAATAGATTGATAATTTAAAAATGCAGGTACGCAATATGCTCTTCCTCTAAAATCAAATTGCAACGGAAAGTAAACTGTAGCATAATTTTTAAACTTGTCACCAAGCCATAATATTTTTGCATACAACATTCTTTTAGAAAACATACGTGCATTTTCTGTATGCACTATGACTGCTTCCTTCTTCCATTTGCGTCTTGAGTCTTTGTTATCTTTTATGTCAAGAGGCTTGTTTGGAACTTCAAGATTTTTAATTGGTGGCATACCACCGATAGCAAGTCCTCTATCCCAAGCCTCTGCCATAACGCCTAATATGTAATTGTTTATTTTATATGCGGTTGATTGCATTGCATTTACCGCCCTGTATACTTTAGGCATGTCAAAGTTTGCTAACTCACGTGCAAACATTTTGTTCTTTTGTTTTACTAAATCTAATTCTGGTAACTCTTTTGTCCAGTAACCGCCACCATGAACTGAGTCCCACATTTTAGGCGGCATGACTGTCATCATGTACTCAGGATTTAATAACTCATTAAAAGCATTTCTATTCTTAATCCAGTCTCTAGTCTTTTGAGTCTGTTTTATAATCTTAGCTTTTTTATGTTTAATAGTTTCTACACCTATCTCTATCATACCAGTAGACTCTATCATTAACTCAACAAGTCTGAGTCCTACGTGTAGTTTAGTTGGCGTAGTCCATTCTTCCCAAGACATAATGTTATCTCGTTTAGAACTCTCTCTTAGTTTTCTACGCTTGTAAGTGTAATTCCAAGACCTTTTGTCTAAGTCTTGCTTGACCGTATCGTATAATTCTGGGTTCAAGTATCTAAAATTCTTTAATGCAATTTCAGTCTCTACTTTACCACCAAGACTAATACATGTAGCAGTCAATGGTTTATATTGTGTGATTGTATTGATTATGTGTTTACCTGTAATTAAAGCTAATATCTCAGGTTCAACTTCACATAGTTTAGTGAAAGCAATAGGCGGTTTACAGATAGTCCGTTCAGATGTACGTTTTATCCAGTCACCTATGTGCATTGCTAAAGGTCTGATTGTATTAGCTACCATTACTTTACCGTAACTGGTAACACTCTCTTCTTCTCGCTCAATATGACTATTGAGTCTTTTGTTGGTTCTATTCTTGCCTCTCTCAGCCATGTCCTTCTCATTGACTTGTTGGTCTGGGAATGTAGGCATTATTTCTAGTATCTTGGTCAATATTAACTCCTATAAGTTTATGTGTTAATTTGTGCTATCTACTATGGGTACTTTACTCGTAGTCTTCCAATATTGTGACAGCTTTTAATAGATTTTTAGGCATTAAATGGGCATACCTTAACGTCATGTTATAAGACTTATGACCCAACCATTCCTTAATAAAGTGTAACTCTACTTTACCTGATTGAGCTAGTCTTGAAGCACACGTGTGACGCAAACAGTGTATAACAAATTGTTTATCACCGTCTAGTCCCATATCTTTACGCAACCTAGTCCATACACGCTCCGCCATGTTATAATTTAAGTGACTAAAATCACCTGTTTTTTCTAACATAGAAACACACCGTCTAGTCAACGGTACACTCCGAGTCGTATTGTTTTTAGTTTCGTCTGCATATAATACAATAAAGTATTTGCCGTCTAGTCTTTGTATTGCATCTTTTTTAAAAGACAATGCTTCGCCTAGTCTAACGCCAGTATCAAGCAAAAATAAAAATAGACTCAAGTATGGACTCTTGCCCAATAGTCTAATCATAGTCTGCTCTTCGTCTGGTGTCATAAATCTTAGTCTAGCCTTAGACTCTTCCTGCCATACTATGTGCGGCAGTCTAGTCATATTGTAAACGCTTGGTCTATTATAGGCATACTTCAATATCTTACTTAGACTAGCTAAATATCTATTGACAGTAGAACCTTTGATACCACGCTTTTTTAAATACGCCGTCAAGTCTTCAATGTCAGTCTCATTAATTAAATTAGGTTTTGTCTTTTGACCTAAATAAGAAATACAAACATTGGCTCTGCTGTCCTGAGATTGCTCCCAAGACAGAGAGTCTTTTATTTGTTTTATACTCTTCATTTGTTTTTATAGTCCTTTATTATTTGCTTAATATATTTTTTAGTTAAGCCCATTTTTACGCCAACACTAATAGCTTCTTTATGTTTACCTTTGCATACTAAATCAATAATATCATTAGTCCATAAGTCAGCCAACATGTCTATTACAATGTCATTTTTCATACGCCGTCTAGTCCTTCTCTGTTAATGCTTCTTTGATTAATAAAACCATGAAGCCCAAGATTAAAACCTTGAGCTCCATAGGTGCATCTAAAAATATCTCAATCATTTGACCGCCTTCTTACATACACCTTGTTCAATAAGACTTGTTGCTGTTCTACCAAAAAAACCTTGTAGACTCCAACACAGCCCAGTATCTATTAAATGTTGCCAAGCCTTTATAATAGTGTCTTCGTCTTCACACTCAATAAAACCTTCACATATTCCTGTTG